AGCTCATCGACCTGTGGGGACTGAATGTGGAAACGCAGGTGGAGTCTAAAAAAAACATCGCCCGACTGACCGCCAAATGACGACGCCGTTGTTCCTTCTCCGATGTGTGCAAATCGGACTTTCGCTTTCGGAACTCGACTTGCTCACCATCGGAGTCGTGAATGATATGTTCACCGAGCGTGAGAATGACGATTATTCGTATAACTCTCTTGCAACACAATCTGATTTCGATAAATTTTAAGTGAAATCTGCTGTAAAATTTGATGTTGACTTTTTCGTAAAAATCGGTTATAATAGAAGTAACCTAAGAGAAAGGGCGTGTTGTTATGCCAACTATTAAACCGATTTCCGATTTGAGAAACTATTCCGCAGTTTTACAGGATGTTGCATTTGGTGCCCCTGTTTATCTGACGAAAAACGGCAGAGGCTGCTATGCAATTGTTGACATCGCTGAACAGGAAGAATACGAAAAAACAAAGGCTGCACTTCGTTTAATGTGCGAATTGGACAAGGGTAGAAAATCCGGAGAAGAACAAGGCTGGATTTCATCGAGTGATGTAAGAGAACATTTCAGGAGAAAAACAAATGGCTAATATACATTATTCACCACAGGCATTAAATGACCTTGACGAAATCTGGACATACATTTCTCAGAATCTTTGTAACCCTATCGCTGCACAAAATACTGTAAATGGTATCATGGATTCTGTGGATATGCTTTCCGACCAGCCTGAAATGGGTACACCGCTTTATTTTCTTTCGGGATTGAACAGCGGTTACCGCTATGTTATTCATGGAAATTATATGGCATTTTATCGCACAAACAGAACAGATGTGTACATCGACAGAGTTCTTTATGGAAAAAGTGATTATATGCGTGTTCTGTTCAAAGACGAAGAATAAACACTTAAAGCATCGCTTCGGCGGTGCTTTTTTATATACAACTAAGAGCTGTAACAGGCTCTTTTTTTATGCACTAACGAGGAGGTCGCCCGAGTCGGAGGGAGGATGTTGTTCGAAGATGAGGGTGTTCCGACATTGGATTGAAGGAGGTGAAACCGCATGGCAAACAGAATCAAAGGCATCACCGTTGAAATTAACGGCGATACTACGAAGCTTTCCAAGGCATTGGAAGGCGTTAATAAAAACATCCGCACAACGCAGACGCAGCTGAAAGACGTAGAAAAATTGCTGAAACTGGACCCGTCAAATACGGAACTACTTTCACAGAAGCATAAACTACTTGCCGATGCGGTCACATCCACCAAGGAAAAGCTTGATACTCTGAAAACTGCCGCAGAACAGGCAAATACTGCACTTGCCAACGGTGAGATTTCGCAGGAACAGTATGACGCACTTCAGCGTGAAATCATTGAAACCGAAAATGAACTCCGCAATCTGCAGAATGAGGCAGACCGCACGAATACAGCCTTTGCAAAGCTTGAGGCGGCGGGTGCAACGATGCAGAAGGTCGGCGATAAGATTTCGGGTGCAGGTGAAAAATTATTGCCTGTAACGGCAGGCGTCGCTGCACTCGGTACTGTCGCCGTGAAAACAGGTGCGGATTTCGATGCCGCTATGTCAAAGGTTGCCGCTGTATCGGGGGCAACGGGCGAAGAACTGGACGCTCTTCGTGAAAAGGCTCGTGAAATGGGCAGTAAAACAAAATTCTCCGCATCGGAAGCCGCCGAAGCTATGAACTACATGGCAATGGCAGGCTGGAAAACGGAGGATATGATTTTCGGTATTGACGGCATCATGAATCTTGCGGCTGCATCGGGTGAAGAACTGGCTGTCACTTCGGATATTGTAACAGACGCATTGACCGCTTTCGGCTTAACCGCTGCCGACAGCGGTCATTTTGCTGATGTACTTGCGGCGGCATCCAGTAATGCCAACACCAACGTGTCAATGATGGGTGAAACCTTCAAGTATGCCGCACCTGTTGCAGGTGCATTGGGATTTTCCGTTGAGGATACGGCACAGGCAATCGGACTTATGGCGAATGCAGGCATTAAGTCCACGCAGGCAGGAACTTCGCTCCGTTCCATTATGACTGTGCTTTCTGGTGAGGTGAAATTCTGCGGAGATGCCCTTGGCGAAGTCACGATTCAAACCACCAATGCCGATGGCAGTATGCGTGATTTGAACGACATTCTTGCGGATTGCCGTGTAGCATTTTCACAGCTTTCAGAATCGGAGCAAGCATCGGCGGCACAGGCTCTTGTGGGCAAGAATGCCATGTCGGGATTCCTTGCATTGATGAATGCCGCACCTGCGGATATTACAAAGCTTGAGGGTGCAATTTCTTCCTGTGACGGTACATCGCTTTCTATGGCGGAAACCATGCAGGATAATTTATCGGGACAATTGACCATTCTGAAATCACAGCTTGAAGAACTGGCGATTTCGTTCTCGGATATTCTCATGCCTGTGATTCGCTCCATTGTAACGCACATTCAGGGATTTGTGGACAAGCTCAATCAGCTTGACCCTCAAACAAAAGAAACCATTGTCAAAATCGCTCTTGTTGCGGCGGCATTGGGACCGCTGCTCATTGTTATCGGCAAGACCATTTCAGGTGTGGGCAGTATCATCACCCTTGTATCAAAAGCCCCCGCAGCTATTGCCGCTGTCAAGGGCGGCATTGCGGCTGTGACGGGTGCATTGGGTGTTTCCCTTGGCACAATTCTTGCTGTGGTTGCGGCGGTGGCGGCTCTTGTGGCGGCGTTTGTGCATTTATGGAATACCAACGATGAGTTCAAAAACAACATCATCGGCATCTGGAATAAAATCAAGGAAACCTTTTCAGGCCTTGCGGACGGTATCGTTTCACGAGTCAACGAGCTGGGCTTTGATTTTGAGAATTTCACGGAAATGCTCAAAGCGGCATGGGATGCTCTCTGCTCCGTCCTCGTTCCCATGTTTGAGGGAATGTTCACGAATATCGCCAATATTTTATCCGCTGTATCGGGTGTTATTCTCAGCATACTGGATATTTTCATCGGACTTTTTACAGGCGATTGGGAGCAGTTATGGAACGGTATCAAGGGCATTTTTGTTTCTATCTGGAATTTGCTTGTAAGCACATTCACGAATATTCTGAATGTCCTTAAAAACGTAGCAAATGTAGTACTTGGTTGGTTTGGCACTTCATGGAACGCTGTATGGACTTCTATCAAGGATTTCTTTGTGAATATTTGGACATCCATTGTTTCATTTTTCACAGGAATTATCACAGGCATCCGTGACTTTTTCGTCAATACATGGACAAGCATTTACACCACGTTTACGAATATTATAACGGCAATCCACACGGTAGCGACAACTATTTTCACAGCGGTCAAGGACTTCATCACAGGCATTTTCACGGCGATTTACGACTTCCTTTCCCCATTGCTTGAAGCGTTCCGTTATCTATTTGAAACCATTTTTCAGGCAATCCAAATCCTCATCGGCACGGCAATGGACTGGATTTCGGAGAAAATATCAGCAATCTGGAACGGTATCGTGTCCTTTCTCACTCCGCTGCTTGAGGGCATCAAAGCTGTATTTGAAACTATCTGGAATGCCATTTCCACGAAGATTTCAAGCGTCCTGTCCGCTATTTCCGGGACGATTTCGGGAGTGTGGAACGGCATCAAATCGGCGATTTCAGGCATTCTTGAAACTATCAAGAGCATCATTTCTACGGCTTGGGATACAGTTTCCACGAAGATTTCTACTGTGCTGAACAGCATCAAGACCACGGTTTCAAGCATCTGGGACAGCATCAAATCGGCTATTTCTGCGAAAATCACGGGTATTGTCACCACCGTCAAGGACGGTTTCAATCAGGCTGTGGATTTTGTGAAAGGGCTTGCTTCCGATGCTTGGGAGTGGGGCTCTGACATCATCAGCGGCATTATTGACGGTATCAAGGGAATGATTGGCAAGCTGACCGACTGTGTGACAGGCGTTGCCGATACAATCCGTGATTTCCTGCACTTTTCCGTCCCTGACAGAGGTCCGCTGACCGACTATGAAAGCTGGATGCCCGACTTTATGCAGGGGCTTGCAAAGGGTATCAATAAGAGCAAAAAGTATGTCGAAAAGGCGGTATCGGGCGTTGCGGAGGCGATGAAGCTTACCATGCAGTCCGATTTAAGCTATCGCCTTGACGGTATTTCGGGTGCTGTGGTTGGCGGCGAGGGTACGACCGTTATCAATAACTACAATAACGACAACAGCCGCACAGTGCATCAGACGAATAATTCGCCTAAGTCGCTGTCACGGCTGGAGATTTATAGACTTACGAGGAATGCGGTGAAAACATAAAAGGGACTGAATTCAGTCCCTTAAAGATATGATTTTAATTCGTTTGATAAAGCAGGCAAATCTTCATGTATCGTATCCCATACAATACGCATATTTACACCCGAATAGCCGTGTACAATACGGTTACGCATACCGTACAGCTGTTTCCACGGAATTGTTTTTAATTCTTGCTTGATCTCCTCCGAAAGTGAGGACTTGGCAAGCTCACCAATCTGCATGAGATTGAATACGCAAGCCTCTACACGCATAGAATCTGCTTGAAATTCATCAAGGGATTGACAATCTTTACAATATTTCAATACCGATTGAACGTGATTAAAAATCTTTTCTAAAACTTGTTTGTCTTTAGCTTCCATATATTAAAACTCCGGTTTTCTTTATTTCGTTGTCAACTTCGGAATTCGTGATAATCTGCGAGGTATCCAGCAAATCAACATCCTTCCCGAGAGCGTTTACAACATCTTCAAGAAGTGCAAAAAAAGCCATACCTTTCAATCCACTGTCAACAAGCAAATCAATGTCGCTTTTTTCATTTGCAAGCCCTTTGGCATGGGAGCCGAATAAAATCGCCTTGTTTACACTGTACGACTGGAACACAGGAAATAGAATTGCTTGAATTTCGTGTGCAGTATAAATTCGATTTGCCATGTTAACACCTCCTGATTTTTTATTATTATACCATATTTACGGTTAAAAGTCAATGGAAAGTAGGTGAAACTTTGTTTTTTCAGCTAATTCTTGAAAACGCAGGCGGCGAACAAATCAATCTCACAACCACCGCAAATAAATACATGACATCTGAAATAGATGGTCTGTACCCGCCAGCAGGCACAATCAGCACATCCACCTACGCAGGAATGGACGGCAGCTATCTGAACAACGCTTTCATCGAAAAGCGAAATATCGTCATTTCCTTTGAGATGCGTGGGGTGGACATCGAAAATCGCCGCCACACCCTGTATCGTGTAGTCAAACCTTCACGGTACATCAAGATATTGTATAAAACGGCAAACATTGACGTGTACGCAGAGGGCTACGTGGAAACCTGCACGGTGGATAATTTCGGTGGCAAGGTCGGCGGTCAGATTTCCATTATCTGCCCTGATCCATATTTCTACAGCACCTCACCAATTCACGCCTATTACAGCCAGATTGCAGGTGCTTTTGTATTTCCGTTTCCGCAGAGTGATGCACCGTTTCCTCTTGGAATTTACAGTATGACTGACAATATTGAAATCCGAAATGACGGCGATGAAACAGGCTTCACCATTCAGATTGAGGCTCTTGATATTGCTCGGACGCCGACCATTTATAACGCCGATACGGGCGAATATTTGCAGATTAAAGGCGACTTGCAAAAGGGCGATGTTATCACCATTACCACGAAAACAGGCAATAAAACGGTGACGCTCACCCGAAACGGCGTTGACAGCAACATCATCAACCGCCTTGTTGCAGGCTCAACGTGGCTGACGCTGTCGCAGGGGCTGAACAGCTTTCATGTGACGGCGGTGAGCAATGTGAAAAATATCCGTGTGACGCTGATTCACACGAATTCATATCTGGGGGTATGATATGCAGATCGAAATTTACGATATGAGTGCAACGGAATCGGGGGTGCAGATTTCCCTCACAGCTGTATGCGACAGCTTTTCATCACTCCTGTGGGATGTCCAGTATTACGGCTGCGGTAGTTTTGAAATCTACATTGCCGCTACTCCGCAGAATCTGGTTGCATTTATGCCGGGGCGAATTGTGGGTAGAGATGACGACAAAGACCACTACGGAATCATCGAAAACATCAAACTGGAAACCGACGCTGAAAACGGCGACTATCTGACCGTCACAGGCAGATTTCTCATGTCGCTGTTAAGTCGCAGAATTATTTATCCCACGCTTTCATTCACAAGCCTGACTTCCTATGCGGATATTGTCCGAATGGCTGTATATCAGAATGCGATGAAGTCTGGAAATCGCCTGATACCGTCACTTCGTCAAGGTACGGTCACAGGCTCATGTTGGGAGCAAAAGGCTCGATTGCAGGTGAGCTATGATAATCTCATGGATTGGATTTTCAAAATCTGTGAAATTACAGGAGGTACGGCGAATATCCGTCTTGAAGAAATTTCAAGCGGAAACTACGCCTTTTTCTTCGATTTGTC